ATGACCTTCGACGACCCTGAGGTCCGGGTCGGGGAGTTCGGCCAGACCGACCTGTCGGGCTACTTGAAGTCGCGCCAGGCGACGGTGGAGCAGTTCGGTGTGGTTTCCCAGGTGCCGCCACACAACCTGCTGGGGCAGATGGTGAACCTGTCGGCTGAGGCGCTGGTCGCTGCCGAGGTTGGTCACTCTCGCAAGATGGCTGAGCGTGAGATCGGCTTCGGTGAGTCGATCGAGCAGGCTTTCGGGCTGGCCGGCGTCTACACGGGTGTGCCGGTGAGCGATGGCGCTCAGGTTCGCTGGCGTGACACGGAGGCGCGGTCGTTCGCGGCGACGGTCGACGGGCTGGCGAAGCTGTCGCAGTCGCTGAGCGTGCCGGTCGAAGCGCTGTGGGAGAAGATCCCCGGCGTGACGGCGCAGGACGTCACGAACTGGAAGGCGATGCGCCTGGCCGACGACGCCTTCGCTGCGCTGGACGCCGAGCTACGTAGGCAGGCGTCGCCGGCCGATGTCGTCAACAACTGAGGGGCGGCGGCTCACAGAGGCTCACCGCCTCCGCCAGCTGCAACTACGGGCGATCACCGCTCGCGACGTGCAACTGCTGTGGCGGACGCTCGACCTCGAGGATTTCGCCCGAGGCTGGGCGAGCATCGAGCCGGCGCTGGTGACATCCATCCAGGCCCGACATCAACTGTCAGCCGGCCTGTCCGGCCGATACTTCACCGAGTTCCACGCCGCCGAGGGCGCCCAGGGGGCGCCGTCGGTGCGGCTGGCGGAGACGCCCGCTGCCGACGTTCTGGTGCCCAACCTGAGGTTGCTGGGTCCGGGCACCGTGGAGCGGACCGGCTCGCTGTCGACGGCGTTCTCGCAGGTCGAGAGCGAGGTGTCACGCCAGGTGCTCGCCGGTGGTCGCTCGACGATGGTTGAGTCGATCGGCGCCACCCGCTACTGCCTCGGCTACGCACGGGTGTCAGACGGTTCACCGTGCGCCTTCTGCGCCATGCTCATCAGTAGGGGCGCGGTGTACGGCCCTGCTGCCGCCCATTTCGAGGCGCACCGCCGCTGTGGTTGCACGGCGGAGCCGGTGTACCGGATGGACCAGCCGCTACCGAACCAGGCCCAACACGACCGGTTCAGCGAGCTGTGGAACTCGATACCCCGCGGGCTGTCGCCCAGTGAAGCACGGGCCGAGTTCCGGCGTCGTTACGACGCCTTGACCTGATCCCCCCGGTGGGGGTCCCCGATAGCCCCAGGAGGGCACCCCAATGGCAGAAGAGCACACTGACCCACCCGCGCCCGACGACGAGGACCCACCCCCGGAGGGTGAGCCGTTCGACGTGGAGCGTGCCAAGGCGAAGATCGCCAAGGCGAACAGCGAGGCCGCAAGCCTCCGCAAGCGACTGAAGGAGCTCGAAGCTCGCGCAGCGAAAGCCGACGAGTACGAGCAGGCCCAGAAGTCCGAAGCGGAGAAGCTGGCGGACCGGATCGCTGTAGCGGAGAAGGCGGCAGCGGACGCGGAACGGCGGGCGATGCTCGCCGAGGTTCGTGTTCAGCGCCCCGATCTGAACGCAACGCAGGTGGCGCGGCTCCAGGGCGGCGACATCGAAGCGCTGGTGGCGGACGCAGTCGAGGTCTACGGCGAGCCGGTCGGTTCGACGTCGGCACCGAAGCGGCGTCCCAGTGAGCTCAGACCAGGCGCCGTGAACGGCGCTGAGCCTGACCCCGACTTCGACGCGGTCGTGGACCGCGTTCGGCGTTGGTGACATCCCCGCACGTCTCCGCCACGGAGCCGACGCGGTCACAACTACCTGACCAGGAGGTCGACACGTGGCAAACACATTCCTGAAGCCAACAGTCATCAACCGGATGGCGCTGAAGCTCCTCCAGCGCGAGGTCGTGCTACCTCGCCTCGTGTGGAACTTCGCTGACGCCGAGTTCCGTGGCGCCTACGGCGACACCGTGACGCTGCGGCTGCCCGCAGTGCTCGCAGCGCGTGAGTACGGGTTCCGCAACAACCGCTCGTCCGAGATCGTCATCGACGACCTCACCGAGACGAGCGTGCCCGTGGTGCTCGACACCGACCTCTACTCGGCGGTCGCGCTGACCGACGAGCAGCTGACGCTCGACATCGTCGACTTCTCTGAGCAGGTCCTGAACCCGCAGGTGTCCGCGATCGCTCGCGGGCTCGAAGACCTGATCGTCGAGACGATGCAGAGCGCCACCTACGGCACGTCGCTGAACATCGCGGACTCCGCCGACGGCATGTGGGGAACGCTCCTCGATGCCCGCAAGGCGCTCAACGACGCCAACGTGCCCCGTGAGGGCCGCGTGGTGGTCGTCGGGTCCGAGATCGAGCGCGAGATCCTGTCTGACGACAAGTTCAACCGTGTCGACTCGGTGGGCGACGGCGCCGTCTCAGCGGTGCGCGAGGCGACGATCAACCGTCTCGCCGGGTTCACGATCGTCGGCTCGAACGCCATCGACGCCGAGACGGCGATCGCGTTCCACCCGACGGCGTTCGCGTTCGTGAACGTCGCTCCGGTGGTCCCCGACGGCGCGAACTTCGGCTCACGCATGGCGGAGAGCGGGCTGGCGATGCGCTGGCTGCGCGACTACGACGCCCCGCACCTGCAGGACCGTTCGGTGGTGTCGTCCTTCGCTGGCTGCTCCAGCGTGGAGGACGACGGCACCACGAACGTGCGCGCCGTGCGCATCAACTTCCAGGGCGGCAGCTGATGGACGGTCCCGCGCTCGCGCAACTCGCAGACCTTGAAGCCCGCATGGGCGTCGTGGCCGACGAGGCGCGAGCGCGGGCCGCTCTGGATGACGCTTCGGCGCTCATCCGCTCTGAGGCCGGCGCCGAGGATTGGCTCGATGACGACGGGAACCTCGAGGTGGTCCCGTCGATCGTCGTCACGGTGTGCTGCAAGGTGGCCCAGCGGGTTCTGACGAACCCTGACGGCGTGACGAACGAGACGATCGGATCGTTCTCCCAGTCGTTCACGAGCTCGTCGAGCGACGCGTACCTGACGAAAGCTGAGCGCCGCCTGGTTCGCAAGGCGGCGGGGTCGAGCCTGATCGGGTCGGTCGAGCTGGAGTCGCCGTATCGGCGCTACTCGGCAGACGACATGTACGTGTCGGTCGCCGGCGGTGGCGACGATCTGCTGATGGGGCCGTGGCCCGAGTCGACGTGACGGGTGTCGCGATCATCGTCCCGGTGCTGGGGCGACCGCACACGATCGAGCCGCTTGTAGAGTCGATCATGACGACTACACCAGGCGCTCAGATCCTGTTCGGGTGCTCACCTGACGACGCTCAGGTGGTCGACGTGATCGACGGGCTCGGACTGGAGTGGTTCACGGTCCCTGGACCGTACCGGGGCGACTACGCCCGCAAGATCAATCAGGGATACCGGTTGTGCGTCGAGCCGCTGCTGTTCACCGGTGCGTGTGACATCCGGTTCCATCCGGGGTGGTTCGAAGCTGCAACGGCCGAGCTGGTCGACGGCATCGGTGTCGTCGGCACGAACGACCTCGGATCCGCGCGGGTGATGGCGGGCCGGCATTCGACGCATTCGCTGGTCACCCGTGACTACGTCGAGCGGTTCGGGACGATCGACGAGGTGGGCGTGGTCCTACACGAGGGCTACCCACACGAGTTCGTCGACGACGAGCTCGTGCAGACCGCGATCAGCCGTGACGCCTTCGCGTTCGCCGTCGACTCCCACGTGGAGCACCTGCACCCGTCGTGGGGCAAGGCGCCGAGCGATGAGCTGTACGAGCGGACACCGGTGCGGATGGCTCACGGCCGGCGTCTCTACCGGCGGAGGCGACAGTTGTGGACGTGACGGTGGCGGTCGCCACGTTCGGTGGCGACCATTGGCGGGAACTAGCGGTGAGTCGTGCGGTCCCGTCGGCGGAGGCGCTGGGCGTGCCGGTGGTATATCGCCACGGCGACACGCTCCACGGTGCCCGCAACGCTGCCCTGGCGGCGGTGGAAACCGAGTGGGTGTGCCACCTCGACGCCGACGACGAGCTGGAGGCCGGCTACTTCGATGCGATGGCGTCGGGTGCGGCCGACGTGCGAGCTCCATCGGTGCGCTACCTGTACCCGTACCGGGCGATGCCGCCGCGGGTGCCGCGGGTGGCCGGCCACTCACACGACTGCGTTGCCGACTGCCTGGTCGAGGGTAACTGGCTGGTGGTCGGTTCGCTGGTGCGAGCCGAGCTGGTGCGTTCCGTGGGCGGCTGGCGTGATTTCGACTGGTCCGAGGACTGGGATCTGTGGCTCAGGTGCCATCTGGCGGGCGCGTCTTTCGAGGCGGTCCCGTCGGCGGTCTACCAGGCGCACGTCCGCAAGGATTCTCGGAACCGTGCGGCCAGCGCCGAGGTGCGCCTGGCTGCACACAGGGCGATCGCTGAGGCGAACGGGGTGGCGTCGTGATCCTGCTGGTGATGACCGACGGCCGCGTCGACTGCTTGTCGAGGGCTATCGAGTCGGCGCGGGAGAACCTGTGCGGCGAGGTCACCCACAAGGTGATCCACGACGACACCGGCGACGAGTCGTACCGCGAGGAGCTGCGGGCGACCTTCCCCGACTTCGACGTGATCGGTCAGCCGACCCGTCAGGGGTTCGGCGGTGCGATCCGTTCGGCGTGGGCCGCGCTGAGCGGCCGTCCGGAGCGGTTCGTGTTCCACCTCGAGGACGACTTCACTTTCAACGCACCCGTAGACACGCCATCCATGCGGAGGGTGCTGGACCGCAACCCGCAGCTGGTGCAGCTGGCCCTACGGCGTCAGCCGTGGAATCCGGACGAGCTGGCCGCAGGCGGGATCGTCGAGCAGCATCCCGACGACTACACCGACTGCTCCGACGGGCTCTCGCACTGGCTGGAGCACCGCCGATTCTTCACGACGAACCCGTCGGTGTACCGCTCGACGCTGATGGCGCGGGGCTGGCCCGAGGGCGAGCGCTCAGAGGGCGTGTTCGGGTTGCAGTTGTGTGAAAGCCCTGGGATCCGGTTCGGGTTCTGGGGCGAGCGAACGGACCCGCCGGCGGTGCATCACATCGGCGACCATCGGGTGGGGGTCGGCTACTGATGACGGTTGCTGCGGTGTCGATGGTGCGCGACGAGGCGGACATCGTCGAGGCGACGGTGCGTCACATGCTCACCCAGGTCGACGTCGTGATCCTTGCCGACAACGGCAGCGTGGACGGCACCCGAGAGGTGCTGGAGCGGTTGCCGGTACACCTGCTGGATGACCCGGAGCGGGGCTACTACCAGTCGGAGAAGATGACGCGGCTCGCCCACCTGGCGCGCAGCGAGTACGGCGCCGACTGGGTGGTCCCCTTCGACGCCGATGAGTGGTGGTACTCACCGCACGGCCGGATCGGTGACGTGCTCGAGGATGGGTTCGGTGCGTGGCCGGTGGTCACCGCCGAGCTGTACGACCACGTGGCGACCGGCGTGGATGCGCCGGAGTTGTCGCCGGTTCACTCGATGGGGTGGCGGCGCCGTGAGCCGGCGCCGTTGCCGAAGGTGGCGTGTCGGACTGCGCCGGATCTGGTGATCGAGCAGGGCAACCACGGGGCGCGCTACGACGCTCCGGCTCCGCAGACGTCCGGTCTGGTGGTGCGGCATTTCCCGTACCGGTCAGCGGAGCAGTTCGCCCGCAAGGCCGTGAACGGCGCCGAGGCGTACGCGGCTACGGATCTGCCCGAGGATGTCGGCCGGCATTGGCGCGAGTACGGACGGATCGCAGCGGAGTGCGGCGTCGAGGCGCTGCACGACGTGTTCCGGCGCTGGTTCTGGGTGGCCGAGCCGAGTGACGACCTGATCTTCGATCCGGTGCCGTGAGTGCCGCTGTTTCGGTCGTCGTCCCGTGGCGGCCTGGGTGCCCGCACCGTGAAGCTGCGTGGGCGCACCTCAGGGGCCGCTGGGAGGCCGTCGGCGAGGTTGTCGAGGGTCGGTGCGCTGGGCCGTGGGTGAAGGCTGACGCGCTCGCTGATGGCGTTTCGAGGGCGTCGGGTGACCTGCTGGTGTTCGCCGACGCCGACGTGTGGGTCGACCCGTCGGAGGCTGTGGCTGCGTGCGAGGTGTGGGCGGTCCCACACCTGAACGTTCACCGCTTGTCGCAGGCTTCGACCGCCCAGGCGCTCGCCGGTGCCGACTGGCGAGGGTTGGCGTTGGACCAGTCGAACAGGCGTGACCGTGGCCCGTACGTGGGTCAGGTTGGCGGTGGGGTCACGGTGATCCGCCGTGACGTCTACGAGCAGTGCCCGGTCCCCAGGATCGTCGGGTGGGGTCAAGAGGACGAGGCGTGGTCGATTGCGATGCACTGCCTGTTCGGCGCCCCGTGGCGCGGCGACCTCGACCTCGTCCACTTCTGGCATCCGCCGCAGCGGCGCATGTCGAGGGTGATCGGGTCGGTCGAGGGGCAGCGGCTCCGTAAGCGGTTCCGCGACGCCCAGAGGGACCCCGCACTGATGCGGCAACTTGTGAAGGAGGCGCAGTGCGACCCGACCACCTCCTGAACATCCCCTGCACGATTCACGCGGTCTCCGATGGCGCCGTGGACGAGTACGGGGATCCGACCGTGACCACGACCGACATCGAGGCTGTCTGCTGGGTCGACCGTCGTGGTGGGGCTGGCGCATCCGAGGATGTCGGCGGGGAGAAGTGGCAGTCGAACCTGTTGGACCTGTACCTGCCGGCAGGTACCGCGCTGGGTGGCGACGACAGGGTGACGGTGCTGGGCGACCTGTTCGAGGTCGAGGGGCCGCCACACGAGCACGTCCACCCCGTCTCTGGGGATGGCGTTTACGTGGCCGCTCGGATCAGGAGGGTGACGTGAGCAGGTTCGCGCCCGCGGCGAACTTCGACGCCGTTGTCGCGGGTGCCGCCGAGGCGGGCCTGGTGCGCGTGGCGCGCGAGGTGGTGACGGTGGCGAGCCGGACCGTCAACGACGACACCGGCGCCTATGACCGCTCGCTGCGCGTCGAGGTCGACGATCGGGGCGTGGTCGCAGAGACGACCGACCGCGCCGGTCACATCATCGAGTGGGGCGGGGGTAGGCAGTCGCCGCAGGCGCCGCTACGTACCGGCGCCGCTGCGGCTGGGAAGTTCGAGCCGCGATGAGCCTCGTGTCATTCCCTGACTGGCTCGCCTGCGTGTCCGAATGGTTGCGCGACCAGCCCGAGCTGGACGACGTGCTCGACGGCCGCTGCTACACCGAGCTGCCGAGGGATAAGACGTTCCCGCTGCTGGTCGTGAACCAGATCAGCGACCCGTCGGTCACCGAGGATGTCCACTGGGCGGTAGACGCGCTGTTCCAGGTTGACGTGTGGGGCGGACCGAAGGCGGTCACGTGGACCGTCGCTGAGACGGCTCGGGCGCTGTTGTCGCAGCGCTTCGCCCAGGCGGCGCACGACCTCGACAACGGGGCGATCGTTGTTTCAAGGGTCAGGTCCGGCGGGATCCGCCGCACCACCGACACGGTCGCCACGCAGGCGACCGAATCCGACGCAGAAGTGAGTCGAGCCCGACCACGAGCGTCTTTCGACTTCGCGGCGATCCTCAAGCCCGGCAGGCCCGCCGGCAGCTGAGGCCGCCCGTTAGTTCGCCCGGCCTCCGGTCGAGTGAAACCAAACCACGCCCACCGGATGCCCCGGTGGGCTTTGCCATGTCCTGAGGAGGCCCCCAATGGCAGCAGAGAACAACGCAGATCAGATCCTCGTCGGCTCCAACGGCGCCGTGTGGGTCGCACCCACCGGCACCACCCTGCCGACCGACATCGACGCCGCGCTCGACGCGTCGTTCAAGTCGCTCGGCTACCTGTCCCCGCAGGGGCCGGAGGTCACGAACGGCAAGACCACCAACGACATCCGTGCGTGGCAGTCGTTCGACCCGATCGCGACCCGTGTCACCGAGGCGACCCTGCAGGTCAACTTCGAGCTGATGGAGTGGGACGCGAAGACGATCACCCTGGCGTTCGGTGGCGGCATCATCACCACCACATCGAACGGCCACATGTTCACGCCGGCCGACCCGTCGGTGGTCGACGAGCGCTGCATGATCGTCGAGGTCAATGACGGCGACTACACGACCAAGTTCGTGTTCAAGCGAGGGTTCCAGGCCGAGAACCTGTCGGCGCGGTTCTCCCGCACCGACCCGGCGCTGCTGCCCGTCGGGTTCCGGATCCTCGCACCGGACGACGGGTCGCGCTCGTACTACATCCTCTCGGACAACCCCGCCTTCGACGCCACCGTCGCCGGCTCGTGAGGCTTCACGTCAAGTACCTGGACGGCTCGGAGGCCGAAGTGGTTGCGACCGCTTCGGCCCTCCGGGCCTTCGAGGCGCGCCACAACCAGTCGCTGCTGGTCGCCGTCGGGTCATACAAGGCCTATTGGGCGCAGGAGATCGCACATCTGTCGCTCGTGCAGATCGACGGCGTTGACGGCGACTTCGATGCATGGCTCAACACGGTTGAGACGGTGCTCTACGAGATGCCGGTGGGGAAGCTCGCGCAGCTCGCCGAAGTGCTCGGCGTCGCGGTGACCGCCGAAGAGGTCGAAGAGGTGACGCCTTCCCCTACTGGGCGCGCGGCCAAGGCTCGTACACCCGCCGACTCGTCGAAGCCGCGCTCGACTCGGGGCAAAGCCTCAAAGAGCTGATCGAGCTCGGGGATTCCGACCCCGAGCTGGTCGAGGTGTTGTTGTGCGTCGTCGACGAGCGGCGGGCGCGCAGCGCGACACCGACAGCAGCACCAGCAGTACCGGCGCCACAACCGGCGCCGGCGGTTCGCCAGACGACTCAGGCGGTGTCTTTCGCCGCCGGTCTGGCCGCAGCGACCTCGAGGAGGTGACCCGAAGTGGCACAGGCTGGAACGGTATGGGTTGACGTCCGCGGGGACACCGCTGGGCTGGTGCGCGACATCGGTACGGCTGCGCAGACCGCTGGGCGCGCGACGGCGGGCGCGCTCGGCGCCGGTGCCCGTACGGTGTTGAGCGACCTCGGCACCGCCGCGGGAGTCGCCGCGCTGGGTGTCGCTGGGATCGGTGGCGCGGCGGTCATGGCGTCGACCGAGTTCAACAAGTCGATGTCTGGCGTGTCGGCTGTGGCCGGTGCCACTGCCGGCGAGATGGAGCAGCTGCGGGAGGCTGCGCTCAAGGCTGGTGCCGACACGGCCTTCTCGGCGTCGGAGGCTGCGGTCGCCCAGGGCGAGCTTGCTCGCGCCGGGGTGTCGGTGGCCGACATCCTCGGCGGTGCCCTGGCGGGCTCGCTGGGGCTCGCTGCGGCGGGCCAGTTGGAGCTGGGTCAGGCGGCGGAGATCAGCGCGCAGGCGCTCAACATCTTCGGGCTCGGCGGCGACCAGACGACCCGTGTGGCCGACGTGTTGGCGGCGGGCGCGAACAAGTCCGCGGCCGATGTCGCCCAGCTTGGCGACGCGCTCCGCCAGGGCGGCTTGGTGGCCGCTCAGACCGGTTTGTCCCTGGAGGAGACGGCCGGCGTCCTGTCGATGTTCGCCGACAACGCCCTGCTCGGCTCGGATGCGGGCACGTCGCTCAAGACGTTCCTGCAGCGGCTCGTACCGCAGTCGGATGAGGCGGCTAAGGCGATGGAGTCGCTGGGGCTGCAGTTCTTCGACTCGCAGGGCGCGTTCGTGGGCATCGAGGAGGTGGCGGGCCAGCTGCAGGGCGCGCTCGGTGGGCTGTCCGACGAGCAGCGCAACGCTGCGCTGTCGACGCTGTTCGGTTCGGACGCGGTGCGGTCGGCTTCGATCCTGATGGATGGCGGCGCCGCGTCGGTGCGGGACTACACGACGGCGGTGTCCGATCAGGGCGCGGCGTCGCGGATGGCCGCGGAGCAGCTGAACAACCTCGCGGGCGACATCGAGGAGTTCAAGGGCGCGACCGAGACGGCGCTGATCCGGGTCGGTGACCTGTTCGACGGGGTGAACCGGAGCGTCGTGCAGTCGGGCACGGATCTGGTCAACGTGTTCAACGACTTCGCGACGACGCCGACGTGGGACGCCATTCAGGCGAACATCGAAGAGCTGGCGGATGTCGGCGGGGAGCGGCTGCGGGAGATGGCCGGCTGGCTCGGCGAGCTGTTGTCGACGATTTCGCCGGCGGACGTAGACCGGTTCTTTGGGCGGATCGAGGCGGGGTTCTCCGAGGTCTCCGAGGCTGCGGAGGGCTTGGCGCCGGTGATCGCCGGTGTGGGTACTGCGCTGTCGACGATGGCGCTTAGGTCCATCCCGTTCGTGGGCGCGCTGGTGCCAGCGTTCTCCCCGTTGACGGGCGCGCTTGCCGGTCTGGTGCTGGGGTCCGACAAGGGTCGTGCGGCGCTCACCGAGCTGGGTGAGCTGGCCAAGGATTTCGCCGCGGGGCCTGGGCTTGACCTGTTGCGTTCGTTGAGCGGGCTGGCTGACGAGATGTCGGGCGCGCTCGCGACGGCGATGTCCGACGTGGGCG